AACAGCAGCATCGTTACGAAGCTCTGCAACACCGTAGAGGGTGTCAGCAGTGTACAACGTAGCAAGGTACTCTTGCTTGTACTGAGCTTGCGAACGAACAGCCATTTGCTCTGCAAGAACCATGGAGTCCTTGTGGAACATCAAGCAAGCACGAGGAGCCGTACCAGACGAGCTATAAGCAGTGTCAGCGTTGCTAGAAACAAACACTTTAACACCGTACACATCACCAATCTGACCATTACGGATGGTGTTGTTGTTGCCCTGCTCACCAACGAAAGCCTGCTCAGTAAAGCGAGCAAGACCCATGAGGGTGTTACGTGCAACAGGAGGAATCACCAAGTAACGGCTATCTTGAGGAACGTTAGCATCATCAAGACGCTGGATCGAACGACGAATTGCTGCGTCAGTCAATGCAGTTGCGTTACCAGCACCAGCACCGCCTACGAAGGCTGTAGTGCCATCACCGCCGATGAAGGCAGTAGACGTACCGGACACACTGTAGTCGCCAGTAGCGCCAGCAGCGTGAGTACCTTGGAAGAGACGACCGATCTGGATAAGATCGCTGTCAACCTGGGTAGCAAGAGCGTAACCAGCATCTTCCGTGTAGAAACGACGAAGCGAAGCAAGCGCCTGAACTTCAACGATGTCCTCGATGAGACGTGAGTATTCGTAGTGCTTGTTGATGCTGACCTGTACTTCTGACTCAACGTTAGCCTGAATCGTAACAGCAGTGTTAGCTGCTTTAGCGAAGGCTGCGCCACGGGTGGGGCTAGGAATATGAAGCGTATCGCCTTTCTTACCACGCATCGTCATCTTGTTGACGAGGTTCGCCATAACAAGATTCTTTTTGTAGGAAGCGATGATTTCGTCTGACCAAATTTCTGGGATAAATTTATCCGCATTGGTCTTGTTAACAATGGAGGAACTACCTCCAGGATAAGCTGCTGATGCCATTTTAAGTCCTTTAAGTTAAGTTATCGGACCCTACCTTCGTTATATGCTGAGATGATGTCATCTTGTAAGGACATATAACGCTCAGGGTCAGTCATTTGGAGCCGAATAAGATCTGCTCGACGATATATTTTCTTGCTCGTTTCACCAGTAGCGCCATCAACGGCTACGGTAGCTGCTTTTAGTGTTTGATTACGTTGATCCTGTAGTTGCTGTGCTGCTTGCTGAACAGTGTCCTGTTTAGCTTTCTTCAGTGCTTTGAAGTTAGACAACAACTCATTTGCTGAATCAAAATCAAACTGCTTATCTGCTGCTGCGTAGAGTCTCTGACGAACAGGTGACTCATTAACCCAACCAGCAAACTCTGGATCAGCGATCACTTGAGTATAATCTGGATGTGTTTGAGCTAGCCTGTTTGCTGTTTGCATCCTAGCCATTTGTGCTGCTGCTTGCTGGGCTTGCATCACTGCTGGATGGGAGGAAACCGCTTTATTTACTGCCTTAACAGGATCGGCAAAGAAGTCAGTATCATCTTCGACGGCTTTAACAGGTTGTTCCTGTGGTGTGATTTGTCTCTTGATGAGTTCATCAGCGAGTTTACGTACTTCACCAACTTCCTGTGCTTGACGACCAATAAGCTTTTCAGCTTCTTGATGCATCTTAATAATGTCATCCAGTGATTTACCCTTATACTTCTCAGGGATCGCTGGTTCTTCAGGTGTTGGTGGAGCTTCAGCCTTTACTTCTTCAGCTTGAAACTCGTCTTGTACATCATCAATAGAATCTACAAATTCAGCCATCTGCTTCTCCTAGTCGGGATAACCCAATTGTTAGGAATTAAAAGGAATCTAAGCTACCCTTCATAAAAGGACTTAGATCTTGCTACTTTAGTTGCCTGTTCGTGAACCGTAGCCCATCGACTATAAGCAGTTGGAAAAGCTCCAGTGATACCTTCTAGTTTGCTTCTCGGTGCTGCTAGTTGTCTATAAGCTAGTTTGTCACAATGTGGGCATTGCACATATTCAACAGAATGATCAACAAAGTGTTCGCTTAGATGTCCATCTTCGCATTGAAAATCATTCATTAATCTCATTCGTTATATCCTCGTAGGCTTTTTCCCAGACTTGTTCCATCGTCAGGAGCCAATCTAAAGCTTTAATTTGACCTTTACGCTCTTGCAATTCATTACCATCAGAGATGGTTGTAATGTCAGCAACAGCGTTTCTGTATTCTTTAGCGTCTTCCAGAAGTGTTTTCCATCCTGGATGACTCATTAAATCAAATCGTTCTTCGTAGTACTTTGTAAGTTTTACTTGATCCATTGTTGTTATTATACCACACTTTTTTGAATTTGTCAAGTCAATTCATCATATCTTGTTTACTTTGTTCTTTGACAATGTTTAGCTTATTGTCA